AGAAGGAAAGGGCCCCCCTGTCTTTTCTGCCCGTATATCCCCGATGCAGTCCGAACCGATGCAAGATAGTCCGTTTAAGATTCGACCTAATCCAAGTCAATGACAGATAAACCCAAAAGAGTCCAACCGCTGCGAGGGGCGACTGAACCGAGGGTTCACAGCCCACTTCTCAAAGGCAAATCTAGAGCTGGTGAAGTTTTAGAGATGATTAAGCGTCTAAAGATGGATGAACTGATGCCTTATCAGAAGTTCGTCTTGAATCAGATGCTTATGGTCAATAAGAAGAATCAATATCGGATCAAGACCGCGCTACTCTTAATAAGTCGTCAAAACGGAAAGTCACATCTAGGCAGAGTCCGAATCATCTGGGGTATGTTCTATGGTGGCGAGAAGAAGCTCATCATCATGTCAGCCAACCGCGCAACATCGTTGATGCTCTTTCGAGAAATCGCTTGGATCATAGAATCAACTCCGGAACTAAAAGCAATGACAAAGGCAATCCGTTATGCCAACGGCGGCGAAAGAATAGAGCTGCTTAATGGTGCAACGCTCGATGTAATTTCAGATAACTCATCTAGCCCACGCGGAAGAACAGCAGACTTCCTATGGATCGATGAAATACGAGAAATCTCAGAAGATGGCTACAAAGCAGCTGTGCCAGTGACGAGAGCTAGAGCAAATGCCCAGACATTCTTAACTAGCAATGCCGGCGACCATTTCAGCAGCGTACTTAATGGGCTAGTTGAACGCGCTAAAGATTATCCGCCGGAGACCTTTGGCTACTACGAGTATTCAGCACCGCAGTATTGCAAGATTGACATTACTAGCGATTACTTCTGGCGAAGCGCTGTAGCACCTAGTAATCCTGCACTTGGCTACATAATCACAAAAGAATCGATTGAAGAAGCAATAGCCACCAACCCAATCGAGCAGACTCGCACAGAAACGCTCTGCCAATGGATTGATTCATTGCAATCGCCCTGGCCGCATGGTGTCTTGGAAGAAACATCGGATAACAGTCTCGAAATGGCTGTGGGCGCTTACACAGTCTTTGCATTCGATGTCAGTCCGTCAAGGCGTAACGGATCGTTGGTTGCAGGTCAATTATTGCCAGACGGTCGAATCGGTATTGGAATCTTGGAGACCTACAGCTCACAGATGGCAATTGATGAATTGAAGATGGCAGCTAGCATCAAAGCTTGGTGCGACATCTACAAACCGCGATTAGTCTGCTTTGACAAATACGCAACTCAGACGATTGCAGACAGATTATCTCAAGCTGGTGTAATGACAGAGGATGTCTCTGGTCAGCAGTTCTACAAAGCCTGTGGTGACTTATTAGAAGGATTAGTCAATCATCGCGTGGTTCATAATGGACAGGCAGAATTGATCCAACAGATGAATAATTGTGCAGCTAAGGTCAATGACTCTGCTTGGCGAATTATTAAGCGAAAGTCAGCCGGTGATATTTCAGCACCTATTGGCTTGGCAATGGTTGTATCGAAGCTGATGCTTCCTGCTCCCAAGCCACAAATCATTGCCTAGACACAACACCCCGAAATTGTCAAATATTAGACAAAGTGTGCTAATATGTAAACATGGGTCGCTTACTGCAAACATTCGGACTACAAACTAAACCTTTACTCGAAGCACAGTCAGCACCCCAAGTCTTAGGCGAATACTCGCCATATGCAATGCCGTTTCAATTTGCCTATGTTGGCAGAACAGAAGCAATTTCTATTCCAGCGCTACAACGATGCCGCAATTTACTGGCAGGCACAATCGGCGCAATTCCTTTAGAGCTATATCGCAAATCCACAAATGAAGAAATCGCGCCACCAGTATGGATGGAGCAACCTTCATATTCACAGCCACGATCAGTAACTATTGCCTGGACTGTTGATTCATTACTATTTTACGGACAAGCATTTTGGAAAGTTGTAGAAGTTTACAACGAAGATGGTCGTCCATCACGCTTTGAGTGGATTGCTAACTCTCGCGTAACTGCAACACTCGATAAGGATAATGTTTATGTTAAATCTTATGCGGTCGATGGCACAACACTTCCTATGGACGGTCTGGGAAGCTTAGTAACATTCCAATCACTAGGCGATGGCATTCTAAATAGCGGCGCATCGACAATCCGCGCAGCCATCGATGTGCAGAAGGCAGCAACTATTGCAGCCGGTACTCCAATGGCTACTGGCTACATTAAGAACAATGGCGCAGACCTTGATCCTAAAGAAGTACAAGGATTATTAGCTGCATGGAAAACTGCTCGCAATAATCGATCAACAGCATATTTGACATCTACTCTCGAATACACACCAGTTTCATATTCTCCTAAAGAAATGATGTACAACGAGGCAATTCAGAATCTTGCTACTGAGATTGCTCGCCTTTGCAATGTACCTGCTTATTATGTCAGCGCGGAAATGAACAACAGTATGACCTACTCGAATGTTCAAGATGAGCGTAAGCAATTCTTAAGCCTATCTTTGCAGCCATTTATTACAGCGATTGAAGATCGTCTATCTATGGACGACATCACGCCACGCGGTCATGTGGTCAAGTTTGATATTGACAAGACATTCTTACGCACAGACCCACTTGCAGAACTTGCAGTAATTGAAAAATTGCTATCGCTTGAACTAATCACAACAGAACAAGCTATGGAAATGACAGACCTAACACCTAATGGAAGCAACGGTATGGTATGACACAAATCGTAACCCTAACGGCTGAACTAATAGCGGATTCCGCTAGTCGCACCATCTCTGGCAAAATTGTGCCATTGAATGTTGAAGCAGGTTCAACCAATTATGGCAAAGTAATCTTCGAGTCTGGATCAATCGAGATTCCAGAGCCTAAGTCAATCAAGCTGCTAAGCCAGCATGACATTAAGCGCCCTTTAGGCCGCGCAGTAAGTTTTTCTGAATCAGAAAACTCCATCGATGCAGTATTTTCTATCAGCCGTTCACAACGCGGCACAGAAGCACTAATCCTTGCAGAAGAAGGATTGCAATCCGGACTAAGCATCGGTGCTGAAGTTCTTAAATCTAAGATCAAGGACGGCGTGACTTATGTATCCGCTGCTCGTTTGGTCGAAGTAAGTTTAGTAACAGAGCCAGCCTTTAAGTCTGCACAAGTTACTGATATTGCAGCTGAAGAAGCCCAGAAGGCAGAAGAAGCTGTATCCGAAACCCAACCAACAGAAAGCGAGATAGCCAACGTGGAAAATACCACTCCAGCCGTCGAAGCAACACCAGTTGAAGCACCGGCGGTAGAAGCTGCTCGCCCAACTGTCACAGCAATGGCTTACACAAAGCCACGCATTGAAATCACAGCAGGAAAGTATGCTGAGCAAACAATCCGCGCAGCACTAGGCGACGAAGATGCTCGTCAATACCTACGCGCAGCAGCAGACACATCAGATAACGCAGGTCTTGTACCAACACGCCAGTTGTCTGAAATCATCAACCCACTCGGAACAACAATCCGCCCATCAATCGATGCAATCTCTCGTGGAGTGCTTCCAGATGCAGGTATGACTTTCGAGATTCCACGCATTACACAAATGCCAACAGTAGCGATTGAGCCAGAAGGTGACGCATTTAGCGACACAGATCAGAACTCATCTTTCCTATCTGTAACAGTACAGAAGTATGCAGGACAACAGACATTCTCTGTCGAGCTCCTTGATAGAACTTCGCCGAGCTTCTTCGATGAGTTGGTTCGTAACATGGCCGCAGCTTACGCTAAGGCAACAAACTCAGCGGTAAATGCAGCACTTATTTCAGGTGCAACAGCAGATGCAACAACAACAGTTACATACCCAACAGCAGCAGAATTGCTAGGAATTGTTGCACGCGGTTCAGCTTCTGTTTATGCAGCTACAGCAGGCCTTGGAAATCCATTCGCTCGCAACATGGTTGTATCTACAGGACAATGGTCAAACATCATGTCACTTAACGATGCAGGTCGCCCAATCTACACAGCATCACAGCCAATGAACGCAGGCGGTCAAGTGGCGCCTACATCACTCACAGGCAATGTGGCAGGCTTGAATCTATTTGTTGATCCAACAAACGGTGGCGATGGCGATGGAACAATCCTTATCGTCAACCCAGATGCCTACACATGGTACGAATCACCAACATACCGCCTACGCGCAGAATCAACTGCAGCAGGTTCAGTAACAATCGGCTACTACGGCTTTGGCGCAATCGCGACAAAGGTTGCAGCAGGTGCGTTTAAGAACAACAAGGCATAAGTAACACCCTAAGTCGCTGGGAGTGGAGCGCAGCCCTTGCTCCACTCCCAGTCTTTAGAAAGGATTGCAGATGGCATTAACAACAGTTGCAGAGCTTCGTAGCGCACTTGGGGTAGGATCGCTTTATCAAGATTCGACCTTACAGAGTGTATGCGACGCAGCTGATGCCGTCATTCTTCCTATGCTATGGAGTCCTACTTACTTCACAGTAGCTCATGGCAACATTGTTGGCACAGGAACTTTATACTTTGACATTCCTGTTAAAGAAATCTTCTATGTTGGTCAAACTGTAACTATTGCCAATTCAGGTTCTTCCTATAACGGAAGCAAAGTAATAACAGCAGTTGGCGATTACTCTATTAGCATGGCTACAAATCACAGTACAGTACAACCTAAACACGCTATTGCACCTTTCGGAACAGTTGCTTCAAGAACTTACACAGACTGGACACTCGATTCAGCAGTGCAAGAAAGTGCGCTTTTAATTTCTGTGGACATCTGGCAGTCGCGCCAGGTAAGCTCCACAGGCGGTGTATCGCCCGACTTTACTCCTAGCCCATATCGCATGGGTAACACTCTCTTGGCTAGAGTTCGTGGACTTATTGCTCACGCTCTCGATCCGCGTTCGATGATTGGGTAGGAAATGCCAGTTGCTCTTACTACTCTTAGAACCACGATTGCGACTGCTTTAGTCGATAACACCAAGTGGCAAACTTTTAGTTTTCCGCCGGCGAATGTTCTTGCCAACAGTGTGATTGTGTCCCCTTCTGATCCTTACCTAGAGCCAAACAACAATCAACATAACACGATTGCTCCAACTGCTAATTTTAAGATAATCATCACCGTTCCTTTGTTCGATAATGAAGGTAACCTAAATGGAATTGAAGATGCCTTAGTTGGCGTGTTCAACAAACTCGCAGCATCCACCTTGACATATAATGTGGGAGCAGTTACCCAGCCAAGCGTTCTAAACGCCCAATCTGGTGA